TTAGGGTCATGAACTGAACTCATCGACATGAAGATATGGGAAGTCTTGGGTACCTTGCTCAATGACTGAGCTGTGTTGCTGCGCTCCCACGAAGCGGCGTGCTCTATTATAATAATATAATTGAGCACTTAATAGTACAGGGGACATTTGCCCGGCGTAATAGCTGACGGTCAATTGAATAGCGGGAGCCCGCAAGGGCTGACTCATCAGGGGTGCTGAGGAGTCGTAAGGGTGGGGTACTTGGACATTCAAAGCAACCTTGCTAATAGCTGGGGAGATAACCGTTGTCGTCAAGCCGGGACCCCAATAGTTCACATTCCACTTCCCTTGGGACCAAATAAGGGTTAAGCTAGACCCCGACCCCGAGGCTGGAGAGACGGTATAAACAGGAGTCTGCTGAGTGGTAGTACCCCTTGTGGCCATCGCTTGGGCTTGAATAGCAAAAGTAGTAGCTGTATTATTATTCGTGATTGCCGCATAGGCAAACTCCTTCTCTCGGGTTACATCCCCGCAATGGAGATAAGGAGAAGTCCAATAAACGCTTGGAACCGACTGAGCATCGGGAGCATTGTCAATATCTAACTGAAGAATGCCCAAGGGATTAGCAGTAAAGAGTGCAGGGAAGCGATTACCATCCAAGCCGTTAAAGAGGTAGCCTGATTGGATATTAGTGAACTTAGTCCAGGCTTGAGCCATATTCCCGTCAGCCGCCTGAAACCACTTATACACATACTGGATATTGTTGCCCAGATCGCATATGTAGTACTGTTGGCGAGCGTTATAACCGGCTGTTATCGTCGCGTTAAGGTTAAGGGCGATGGAGTTAGCCGCGTCAGTGTATAGAGTTGGGGTAATCTTCCGGCTAATCGGGAAGCAGTTAATCCCATCCGTTTGATAGAACTGATAATCCGTGGCAAAGAAGACAACAGCCCCGTACTGGTTGTTAAAGGGAGCGTAAACGGCACTTCTCCCGTCATAACAACTCACCGGCTGAGTCATGTTAACGGCGTTAATCGAGAGCTGGTTGGCTGGACCAGAAAGGATATAAATCCCATCTCGATTGGTTCCGCAAAGGATAGAACGGAAACCCGCCGATCCTAAAGGAATAATAAAGTTAATCAGTCCACCGTCAAGGTTACTGACCTGAGCCTGACCAGTCAGAATCTGGGTTGGGTCATTAACGAATGTTGCATAGATAAGAGTGGAGTTCGTATTACTTGTTGTGGACCCAGCAATCATGATTGAGCCGGCATAGAGGCACATTGCCGAGGCGAAAAGATTAGGGACGCCAAGGGTGGAAGTGTAGTTTATAACCGCCACTCCGCTATTAACTGTCCACTTAGAGACTGCTGTAACTTGATTAGAGAAGTACAGATTGCCATTCCAGGCAACAGCACACATGAGCTTATTGGACTGCTGGGTATAACAGGCTGAGGCTATCAGGATCGCCGAACCGGCAGCACAATCGTACAGATTACCCGAGGCAAAAACGGCCATGTGTCGATTACCGCTTGAATCAAAGAAGATAAAAGCGGCGTCAGGGGTCGAGGGTAGTCCAGAGCAGAAGATTGAGGACCCGCCGCGATAAACCAGGCGTCCCGCAAACGGGAGAAAGTTCTGCATATCAGGCGTTTCATTCGGCTGAAGATCGAGAATATCGTCATAAGTATTGAGTCCTCCCGAGAAATCTGATAGGCTTAAAACGCTAAGACTGTCATCGAGTGCCCCTTGAGCTTTTTTAGCCATGCATCAAGCCCCCGATATAATACTCGGGTTAGTACCGATAACAACCACTGAGGAAGATTCGTGGAAAGCGACCTGGCTCTGCGTTCCCCATTGAGGACCCTCACCGAGAGCTTGTTGAGCCGTGGCCCATTCGGTAAAATCGGCAATCCCTTTTTGGTGAAGCTGGTCGAAGATTGCAACCTCATCATAGGCAGATTCGGCCTCTTTACAGCGGGCCACTGCGTATGCTGTGAAGGCATCGAAGAACATATCGGGAATAAGGATCTGATCTTCCAGGCGTTGAGGATCTAATCGAGGGTGGAAAGCGACGTACCAGACATGAGCATTCCCCCCAGCACTCGGGGGCGGAAAGAGCCCGAGAATAGTCTTCCCGGCCCGAGCCTGGAGATTAGTACCCGACTGGACCGGAGAGGGAGTGATAGTCCCCGATGGCCCTTGGGGGGTGAACTGAGTAGCATCCGTAAAAGTATAATAATGAGTCGGTATGGACGAAACCTTGTAGCCGGTCTTGGACTGACGGGCGCTAAGTCGCTTGAGATCGAAGAGGGACCCCTGAAACCATTTGACGTAGTCGACGCTATCACAGTCGTCGGGCAGCGCCGCTTCCTGATAGCTAGCTGTTGCGGAGGTCGGGTTGAAGGCAAGCTCCACGAAACCATTCAGGTACTGTGCGGCGGCGCACATACGACGGGCAGATCTGGTCAAGTAATGACAGATCATTTGGTCGGACCATTTACCGGAGCCAGGTTGTAACTCGCCGATCTTTATGCGGACATCAATCAGGGCATCAGCAACACTAGACACATATCACCTTCCTCTTATCTGTCGAGGTAAGCGAGAGTTGCTCCACCAGCGCCAGAAGCGACTTGGGATTGAATGTTAGCCTGCAATGAGGTACCAGCAACCGCAGCCGCAAGAGTGCCAGCTGTTGTCGATGACACGATAACCGTGTTGGCAGCAACTGAAGCCGCTTCCAGGACTGAAGTGTAGCCACTGATTGTCCCGAAGAAGTATTGAGCGGCTGTGAGGGCTGAACCAGAAAGGTCATTAATACCAATAACTAACTGGTTAATAGCGGAGGTAGCTGCAATCTGGAAGGTAGTTGCTCCACCAAAGAGCTGGAAGGATCCGTTTGCGGGGCAGGTCGAGGACGCCGCGACTTGGAACAGCTGAACAGCGTTACCGTTGTAAAGGATGCCGTTCCCGGTCGCGACTGCTGGATAAATCAGATCGCCCAGCTTGTAACCAAGACCGGTGGGGAGAGTTGTAAAAACTAAGTTGTATTGGCCTTCGCCGACTACACCAAGAGGCATTGATTATTCTCCTTAACCGGTAATACCGGACATCTTCACGAGGGTATTGGGTCTGGTTGTGCGGCATGCGCCGACAAAGATCACGAACATAGTGTTGACAAGAGCGTCAACGGTTTGACGCCATGGGCTCATAACGAACGCCCCATTGCGCCAGATGCAAAGTCTGAACAAATCATTAAGGAAGTACATCGTTCCTGACGGGCACTTGTCGTCTTTCACGACTCTCACGCCAGCAAACTCAATACCCTTAGCGCCTTGGCTCATTACCTCAGTTGAAGCTGATTGACGAACCGTTTGGGTTACCAGGTTGAGGTAGGCTTGATAGCCGATGTTATCGGTCAGAACCAGGTCGGATTCAAACTGGCCAACCGAACCAGCGATCCGGGCAGCAATCATTGCGCCAACGGACATAGTGGTTGAAGTACCGGGGTTAACGTTACCGATCCAGGTTGGCTGCGATCCACCGTTAATGGTCAAAACAGCAGCATTCCAGAAAGGAGCGGGACCAACGGGTGCAGCATTAGTCCCGGACGAACCAACCCGAGTAATACCCCCATAAGGGCCCATGCCGGGGTCGGCTGAGTAGGTACAAGCAGCGTTCAAGCCTTGCAAAATCGGCAAGCCGTTACGCGGAGTACCGTCGGAATAAAGGTCAGTTGACATCTTGTCGATGAAGGACATCAGCATATGTTCAAACTGAGCACTGACAAGGTCGATAATGGCTCGGTCGCCTTGGTCAAGAATCATGATCGTGTCAGGGATCGTGACGGAACCGGCGTAATAGATTGGGTTGAAAGTTGCCTGGGTGGTGTTCTGGACGAAGGAGAGAGGAAGAGTCGAAACACCTCCACCCCAGACATCAGCATTAGGGTTTAAGTTGTAAAGGATCTGATCGGCGATATAAAGACCGCCTTCAATCACTTCAACATCTTGAATCAACCAGTCAAAAGCAGTGTGAGAAACGAAAAAGTTATCACGCAGTTCTTCGGTAAATGCCGGAAGTACCGAACTGGTGACTGTATCGGGACTAAGTATCGTTGCCATGTTCTAGAATCTCTCCTTACTATTGAATGTAGTTGATTAGAACGTACTCATTAAAGCACAACTGCTTTAAGAATTGTTAATTTATTTACCGTTTAGTTTATCCAGAATCGCATAGCCGCGCTCACGAAAGCTTTTGTACGCTGGCTTAGAGCCCTTGCCGCCGGCAGAAGAAAGTTGTAATGGGTTCTCTCTAACTGGAGTTGTAACAGCCCTGGAACGACCAGCGCGAGGGATTGGAGTAGAATCCTTTGGAGCCGATGAACGGCTTGAGAATTTCTTTTCAAGCTCCTCATATTTGCGCTTGTAATCGTCGCGCTCTTTCTCAAGAGTTGGCTTCGTTAAGGCATCATAAGCAACCTTAATCTCGGCTCCCCAGTCTAGGGTGCGGAGTCTGCCTGGGTTGTTGCGGGCGTATTGATTGAAAGTCTCTTCAAAGCGGGAGCGAGGAATCTTCTTCTCCAGGTCAGGGTATTTATTAGCAAGGTCGCGATAGGCGCGATCCGCTCGGTCATAAACAACCTGTCCTTCTAATTGATTCACTCGCTGTTCCGCATGCATAGCTCTCTGCTGGGCAACGTAGGCCTGATAATCGGGATCTTCGGGCGAAGGCGCTTGTTGCTGAGGAGCGGGCTGCTGCTGTTGCTGACGAAGAGAATGCTTTATTTCAGCAAGCTCCTGGGCAGCGCGAGACTGACTTTCCCTAGTTCTGGCTAGGGATTCATTAATGAGAAGCCATTCAGGAGAAGGCTCTTTAGCTTCAGATGGTGTTGTTGCCTCTTCGGCTGGCTTCTCGGACTCAATAGGTTCTTGGATATCATCTAACGGGTCGTCATCTTCCTCTCCGCCGCCAGACTGAGGAGCAAAGGCACTTGTGAATTTAGGAAGCCCTATAGCTTCCCGTTGGGCATTCATCTTGTCCGGCTGTCCAAACTTCTCTGTTAAGAGGGTGTTAATATCGACGTTCTCAGGCATTCGATTGATCTCCTACTGTTTGTGCTAATCGTTTCTGGTTTTGAACGACAAGCCCTTGTAATTTACTGACAATCTCAAAGACGATTCGGGCTGCTTCGGCTGAACCAGGAGCACCCGAGCGGCGGTAATAATCAATGACATCGGTTAATTGATCGATGCATTGCCCAAGCATGGGAGCTGTTGGATCGGTTGGCTGAGGCATCCCCGAGGGATTGGTTGACTGAGGAGCAACGCCATTAGCCATATTCTGGCCTTGTTGGTTACCGGTGAGCATAGCTTGCAAATCTGGGTCAAGAGGCATATTAGTTACTGGCTACTCCAACAGAGAGGTTGATTGAGGTGGTCGAATTGGGGTTGGTTAGATAAACGGTTGGCAAAGCTCCCCCGCCTAAACGAACCGCAAAGAAACCGCCAGCGGCAACGGTCAAAGCAGCACCACCATTGCTGAGGGCAATACTAAAACCGGTCGGCGGGTTGGTTACTTCCTCGATATAAAGAAACTGAGCGGAAGTTAACCCAGGGAAAGTTGTTGATAAATTGAGAGCTTGATTGCTGGTAGATGCCGCCACTGTTACGTTTGGGTCAATTCCCGCAAAGGCAATAGTCGTTGTAACAGGCTCTTGATACGCTGCAATCTGCGTGGTAGTGTAATCAAGGTAGCCCCAGTTTGCCTGGACCACTAAAGTAAAAGGTTCTGAGACTGTTGCCATTATGGATTCTCTGTTTGATTGGCTTGGATTAGCCGCTGCCTTAACCGCATTACTGCTGGCTTCTCTAATTTGGGGTCCGATAAAAGACAGTCTGTGACGTCCGTTAACGCATCCACGCGGGCTGTTAGTTCATTAAGGCGGCGCTCTACCCATGTCTGACTATGAGCTTTTCCTGAAAGTCCTATGGAAAACAGGATGGCTATTAGAACCAGTAGAAGTGCGCCAGATCTCATTTCATTTTACCGCTGCCGGTCATTGGCTTCTTTTGGATTTTGGCGTCCCCGGGCGATTTAGTGCCCGTATACCTATGGACTGGCGGCTTCCCATCCCCTTGCACCCCGACTTCTTTTCTCAGGAAACCCTGTTTAACACTCCCGCTCAATCTTTTCGCCATTTATAACTCCTTAGATACCGGTGCTTTGTCCGGCTTTTTTGTTCGGGTCAATTGCTTTCATGACATCGGCGCCAAAGGCCTTCCCGGCAGCTTGGGCAGTCAGACGTTCAAGCTCTGCTTGCTTCATTCGTTGGTCGATTTGAGCAGCGTCCTTATATCCTAGCCGCTGTAGTAGAACAATTCTATCTATACCATTTGCTTTGAATAATGTCAAGGCTTGAGCAGCTTGTTGCTCCTGTGAACCAGGGATGCCCGTGCCGGGTTCAATGTCAACCAGGTAGGACTGTGCAGCCACTATCTCGCGTCCCTGTTCAGTGCCTTCGACTAACTCTATTCGATCGCCGGTCCAGTCAACAGTGACGGGCTCTCCATCGGGTCCGTTGATTGTCAAATTAATTTTTTCACGATACAAGTCACGCATACACCACATAAGCTGATAGCCCAATTCCTTGGCTGTTTCGGCAAGAGCAGTAGCTTTTTGCTTTAATCGGGCACTAGCAAAGGACTGGAGAGAATTAAGGGCTTCGGCGGACATCTGAGCGCCGTCGGCTATATTGCCCCTGAGAACTCCCGAGATACCTGACGTGTTATCAAGTTGCTGCTGGAGGAACTGGAGCATAGGGAAATAAAAGGGTGGTAGATCACTTGGCTCCATTCGGTTAAACTGCTGATTGGAGTTCAGCCAAAGAATATCGTTAGACTTATTCCGCATATTCCACCATTGCCGAGGCTTTGCCAGGGCGTTAATAGAAGCAAGAATTGGGCGCTCAACTTCGGAGTCAGCAAAGCGAAGTCCAGAACGCTGGAGTTGATCTATCTTTCTTGTGACCTGGTGGATGTAGAAAGCGTCACCCGGAACGAGGAGCTTGCGACTTGGCGTTGGTTTATAGAAGACAAACGGGAAATGGTTATGCGACCACGGATTCGGAGCATCCTTAAGAACGTAAGGCCCAGCGGTAACAATGACTCGTCCGCCAGGATAACGCGGTACCCACCGTCCCGAGATGTAACCATCTTTATCCACTCGGTAGCCTGGATACAGCTCTGGGTCCGTTTCTTCCTCACCTTCTTGAACCCCCTCATCGGGCTCGAACTTAAGACGTAAGTCTCTGAGCCAGCACTCATAAACCTTTACAAGCTTTGCCTCCCCACCATCCTGGGCATAATTATATTTAATCGGCGTTTGAACCATATTATTAAATCTGTGCTGCCCCCGATCCATCGAGAAAGGTTGGGCATCGGCATACTCAACCAAATTACCCCGTTCACGGTAAGCGTCACGGATTTCACCCAAGTCCATCATGGATTCAACCACGACATACTTGGCGTCTTCAGGCCTTAAGGACGGGGCGTCAGGATCAATATAAACGCGAGAAGGATCAAGAAGGTCGATACAAAGCTTCCGACGCTGCCCGAAGGGTCCATAGCCATCCTCGTCTACTGTAATATTTAGTACGCCAAGGTTAAAAAATTCCCCGTCATAGGCAAGTCCATTGACTAGCTCTTTATAGCGGTTACATTCTAACTCTATCTGAACACCCTTATTAAGAGTGGCCGCGTATAGATCGGTCTCGGACGACGGAGACGAAATCGTGGGTAAAGCGGGATTGGCCGATAATAAGGCAGCGGTCTCCAGCACCTGGGTCCGTAATAAAGGCAATGACCTGCCTGAGCCGGTGTTAGGGACAACCAAGTCATAACTGTCAACATCATTAGCAGTTTCAACTTCTTTGAGGGTATTCTTACAGGCGTTGCGCCAACGAGACTGACAAGCATCAGCCTGCTTGACAAGGTTCTGAACAAGCATAACCGTATCGCGTTCGTAATCATCCTCGTTATCATAACCATCAATCTCCCATTGCTCTTGATTGCAAAGAGAGTCATACTCCTCTTTTGTGAGTTTTGCGGGGAGTGGTAGGTCCATTTATACTCTTTTAACCCTTCTGAACCAGTCATCCTCTTGGGAGATTTGAGCGTCCTTATCAAACTTAACTGGGACGCTTTGACTCTCAAGATAAGATTCTCTTAATTCTGCTATACCTTGTTCGTTTTGTGTAAACAAATTTTCAATCTGGGCTATAGCTTCATTCAACTCCTTAACCCGAGAATCGGTCTCTGTCCGCAAAAGAAGGGTTAATGCTTCAAGACGAACGCCGAGATAAACACAACCACCAAGGGCAGCCATACTGAGAAGTACGGTAACGTCAACAAGCATCGATTAATAACCTCAATCAACATCATCATAAAAGTCAGGACCGCCCATTGACTTAGCGCGGTCTAACTCACACTCCTCAATAACAAGCTTTGTAAGGGCTGTCACGGTGTCTAGAAGGCTTGCGTTACGAAGCTGAGCCAACCCTTGAAGGTCAAACAAAGTATCGGGTCCGAAAATGGCTCCTAGTGTTTGGCAGATTTCAGAGTTAGGATTGCCGTCAATTGACTGGTCGTAAGGGTGAGCGTCAATTTGAATCTCCCGAACTCGACGAGTCTTAGCAAGTGGACTAATGCGCTGACTCAACCAAAGAGCAGTTTTGGGGAAGTTGTGCTTGAGAGCCCATTCCTTAACCTGCCCAAAGAGAGCATCCCCCAGCATAGCTTTAAGCACTCGGCGCTGAGTTCTAATAGGTAAAGAATTGGGTACATCACGGACCGAACTCGGCAGGACGGTAACCATCTTGTCCACGTAGATATAAGCCTGGGGGGTAGAAGGGGTTGCTAAGGCCTTCTGCATCGAAGCATAGCGATCTTTAACATTCTGAGAGACGCCGGGGTTATCCATAACTGCCGCCATTTGGGCAGCGCGCTCATGGCTAAGCTTATCGGTAGCGCTAACTTCAACAGCAGTCCTCTGGGTTGGAAGCGTAGCCACGTTGGCTATCATCTTCTCTGGGGAAGCCTGGTGAGCATTTGGCTCGTTCAGGATCTCCGCCATTTTAGAAGCAGCGTTAGAGCCGCCTTTCATATTCTGACTCATATTCCTCAGTTCTCCTTCGGTTCTCGGGGTCCGTAAATAATCTGCCTGCCGTGATCACATCCACTATTCTGGTTGGATCAATTCCAACGTCATCGTACATTTCAACTAAGAGATTTTCTATTTGACTGTCCTCTCGGTACTTGCTATAAATGTCGTATGTCCCGCCAGCACACTCCTGATGACTGATGATATGAGCCATTGCCAGACTCATAACGCGATCATCTTTACAGTTGTTCGCGGCCTCGGGCTTCGCTCCATCGAGTGCTGTGAAAGTTTGCATCTCTTCGATGTCGGCTTTATCCTTGAAAAGGCCATAGTCATGGAGTTGGTTGCGCGCAACATCTTTGACAACTTTGTAGAGTTCTGAGAGCATTAGTGGACGACTAGCCACAGTAGTATACCATCCAAGCGATGCAGCGCCCGTTCTGCCGGTAGCGGAGGAAAAATCTTGTTTATCCCATTTCTTCCAGACGTAAATATTATGATAGATGCTGCGAAGAACTGCGAGCGTATAGTGTCCAATCCCATTGGCTTCTGGGGCTGCAAGGGCGTTGTTATATATTTTAGCGAGAGATGCCATTACAAATGCCGTTTCATCGGGGCGGATTTTACCGTGGAAAGTTGCCATTGTTTCCCGGGTAATCATGTCAATGCAGCGGATAGAGGTGTAATCGCTAAATGCCTCGCCTTCAGAGATGTCGGCGGTCACCAGGTATCTCCCGCCAGTTCGGGCATTTTTCCAAACCTTTAAGATTGGTAAATGGTAGTAGGAGGATTTAGGATTATCAATACGAGTCAAACTGTTATAGGAATCGATCACTTGCCTGAAGGGCTGTTCTTGCCAGATATAGGAGACATAGGCAGGATCGGGCTGCAGCCGCATGAGAGTATCTTGTCCAAAGTAGGAAGATCCCTGGGCCTGGAATGCCTCCGCGTCATCGAAGGGGAACTCTCGACAGAAGTATGGATAGTCTCCCTGGGCAGCGGTCATGAGCTGCATGAAGGCATAGTGAGCTTGTTCCGCAGTGAGCTTGAAATACCGGCATTTCTCGAACAACTCGGGCTCTTGATATTCGAGCATCTTTAGAAAGTTATAAGCTTCCTCGTCCGTGTTAAACGGGACGGTCGCATCAGGGTCTTCATGCCACGGGAGAAATATAGCCTTGTATGAATACTTACTAAACTTAGAGGGATTAAGGGTGTTCTGCTTAGCTTCGAGGTATGCATCGTGAAAAGCCTCCCCCTTGAACCTGCCAGTCGTTTCCTGGAACACATACGTGCCCGGTTTAAAGGGGACAATTGGTCCCATCTCAAGCATGGCTCCGCGGTAATCGGACCAGTGGGCAGCCTCAGAACCAACGAGAAAGTGGATTGTGTCGCCGCGGACCTGGTACGCGTTCTCTGCCGTAGAAACGACAATCTCAGAGTTGGCCCCCTCGAATGCCATCCCCGTCTGATTATTCTTCCGAGTCGGGAGCTGTAAGACTCCCGGGAGGTGACCATAGAAGAATCTGCATTTGTTAAGAATTTCCCGAGCACGGCGGTCCAAATGAGCAAGAACCACAGCCCGATAGTTATCAAGAGAAATCGTTTTCGCTGTTGCCAGTGCGGAACAAAGCGTTGTCGAGCCAACCTGTCTAGACTTAAGGATGATCCCCCGGAAAGGGACCTGCTCCCGGTCGCTCTCCTCGACAAACTGCCTTATCCGTTGTTGGGAGTAATTAAATTTATACGGTACTGTTCGAGACTCTTTATTAACCACGAGGAAATTTGACTCAATGAAATCAAAAGGGCATTTTGCCAGTTCAGACCTTACAGCCGTTAGTGCTGTCGATAAGTTCGCGGATGAAGATACAATTCGCCTAGCCACTCTTTCCCCCTGCCGAGAGGCGCTCAAGCAAAGCGAGAAGCTGGACTTCCGCTTCAGTGGGTCCGTCTGGGCTCATTTGGGCGCGGCGTTTGGCGGTAGCCGCCTTGGCTTGTACGATGTCGTTCAAAATGAACTTAACGTATTGCGTGTTCTTCTGAGCCTGTTTTTCGTCTTCGAGAATGTCATACGCTTTGCGCTGCAAACGGGCCATGCGTGACCGCTGGTAAGCATCCGCCGCTCGATCCCATCGCTGACGGAAGACAGTGTTAGATTCCTCGGAAAGCATTAACTCAATCTTAAAGAGTGATTGCTGCTGTTTCTCTTCGCTTGCCCCAAACATACGCAGGAAGACCGATAAGTCCCCACAGGAGTCTTCAAAAAGCTGGACAATCCGTTCAGCATCTAACCCGTGTAACCATTTAGTTGGAGCTACGCGAGGTCTGGGTTTACTATCGGGCATAGTTTCCATGAACAAATAAAAACCTAATAGGCGACTACCGAGAAAGTGCCCGTCGGTGAAGTGCCGCCTACGTACCCAATACGGGTAACATCAGGCAGCCCCTGGAAAACGAACTGCTTCCCGCCGGTTCCCGGTAAAGTTATACCAGCGCCGCCAATAACAGGCACAAGCACCGAGCTGCTAGTCAAGAAAGCAACCGCCAGGTCGGTATTGCTACTTGTTGAAGTTGTAATTATGACAGTGGATGCCGGAGCGGTTAAGCTTAAAATACCAGGAGAGCCAGCGGCAGGCGTTGTGACCGTCGTTTGGGTCATCTGGGATAAGTCTACGGTCCGGGCTCGAAGAGTGACGTTAGTGGGCATGAAAATTACTCCGGGTTAGCTTTCTCGTCCTTGCGATCCTTGAGAAAGCAAGGTGAATCGACTGATAGACGCTGCTGTCTTAGATATTCAAACACATTTTCCTGGAAATTAAACTCCCAGATTAGGGCTTTATACTGGTTTATTCCCATGGTTTCCCCTTGATGCCTTATAGATAGGCGGGAATGGGAGTTTTTAAGGTTGGTAATGTATCGATGACAAGGAGCACACATGATCGCTCCGACCAAATCCATATACTCAAGGTTAGTCATTTCCTTGTGACGCTGTCCACGACGATTAGGCATGACCGGGAAGAAGCACATTTGGACATCTTCCATGGTTGCTCGCTTACCGCAGCCCCCACAAAAGCTTCCGGTAATGGCAGCTAAAGGCTTAATAGTGTCGTTCTTAACCCACTTAGACTGTTCCAGCCAAGTATCTGCCGAGGTCTCAGTCTTGGGCTTATCAGCTTCAGTAAAGGTTGAATGGAAGTCGCTGGCGGCCTTCCCGCCATTAGGTCGGATACCAACGAGGCCAGCCTTGGTCCCGCCAGCGCCAGCCCGCCTAGCTGTACTACCCATCTTAGACATTAAAGCTTCTTTACGATCAGCCTCAGAGGCAGCCGCAACATCCTGGCTAAGCACTGCATCCATAGAATCAGCCGAACCACCCCCGTCGCGAGGGGTGGTCGGTAAAGACTTTAGATAGTCTTTTTTTGTTTCGGGCTGATTGGTCATTCCGACAAACTAACAATTACTGACTTTTGCTTCAGTTGAGTGTTTTTTAGCGATTCACAAGACTGCTTCAGTTTCAACGTATTTCGATTATGTGTCATTATGCTTCAGTTCAGAAATTAACTATTACAAAGTTCTGCTTCAGTAATCTACAATTACAACTATAACTATTGCTTCATTTGTAATTTTTTACAATTTTGCGTCTATGCTTCAGTGGATAAGCTTTCGATTTAAAAGACTTGCTTCAGTAGAACTAGATATCAATTCGGTTTGTTTGCCTCAGTCCCCATAGTTAACAAATACAGTCCGTGCTTATGCGAACAGTATAGGGTACTGTTCGAGTTTGTCAACCCCTTTATCGGTGAACCTATAGACGAGCATATCCTGGGGGGTGGGGGCATACCCTGCTTTCTCGGTATATGAACCAATCTGCCGAGTAAAAGAACCCCCATTACCAATGTAAATACGCTTGGTTACAAAGCCGACCCCGGGGGCCAGGGCGGAAATATCGATCGGTAAGACAAAGGAGTTATGTGTATGACCTGACAGAAAGGCGTGAATCTCGTAAGGAGAATAGCCCATAATCTCCCTGACTTTTCGCTCGATCTGCGCAATTGAGAAAGCTGAGTGACCGTAACGGTGGGTAAGAGAAAGAGTACGTCTAACCCCCCGCCAATAAATATCAATTGTAGCCCGAGTTCTGAAATAAGGCACTTGGAGCATCGCAGCCGCGATCCGCGCCAAATCCACCTCTGCCGCCTTCTCCGTCCTCCCCCCATCGTGATTACCCCATGAGTAGCCAAGGATCTTATGCGCTATCGGCATAACCATCTTGATAAATTCGACAACCTGTTCGTTGTTGTTAAGATATTGCTCAGAGGGGTCCGCTACTGACGCTTTTGTGATAATCTCCATCATGTCGCCGCCCAGCAGGGCAAAGGCGCACGGATCAGCCAAGATCTCATTGATAACCTTCTGAAACAACTCTTTACGAAAGAAGCAAGAGCCCACATGGACATCGGTGAGATGATAAATTCTAAGCTCATTCCCGCGCAGCCGATCCTCAAAGCGACAGATCATATAATTGGCATCGCTGTTGACGTGATAGGCGAAGCACTTCTTTTGAATCCGCGTGACGTCGGAGATCCATTCAACATCCCTAACGGAACTTTGGACTGGGAGGAAATGGATATCGCCAGGAATTTTTGTCTCGACAAGGAACCGCTCGGGGAAAACTTCGCCAAGAATTTGACGTGCGCGGGCAGGTCCGGGAATCTCTAGCTGAGACTTAAGATAAGAGAGGGTAACACCATGAGCAGCATTGGACCGAACCCAGTCAACGATAGGTTGTTTCCTGCGGAGGCGATCTTTAACCCTCTTCGCCTGTGCTCTGGTAAAGGTTCTAGAAAGACCTATACCGAACAAGTCGTCAGCATCTTCACTCACATCGACCCCGCTAAGTCGGTTTTTGACCTTGCTTACAGCCGGTCTAATGATGGAGTCTTTAGATTTTTTAGTAACGACCTTTGAAGTTTTTCTTGGCACGAGTCATTCTCGCGAAGTAACGACTTGACCATTGTAACTGTTTGTGAAGAATTGTCAAACACTGGTGGGGCAAACCAGGCTAAATCCATATCCATCCATCCTTGTTGTTGGATCATTGCCGTCGTGGCAAGAACTAGAACTGGGTTAATCATTAACGCTTATACCTTCGTGGGTTAACTCGCTCAAGATCGTAGTAGCCAATATCATTACCCCTTTTAATCACCAGAGTCACGTGAGAGCCCTCTGAACCGTCCAGATCCTTGCCGGGTGGGTAGAGAACCTTGTCACCCTTCCGCAGCCCTTGGAGGGCTGCCGGGGACCCTGGGAAGACCTTAAGAATAACATGAGTGCTTGGGTTCCACAAGAAGCCAAGCTTACCTGGCGGTCCTGGAAAGAAGGTGATAGTGGTTGTTAAGAGAAGAGAGAGAAGTTTCATGAATCACCCTCTGGCTCCTTAACCTTATAGGTTGTTACCTTGCTCGCAGCCCGAGCATGCCCCTGCTGCTTCATCCGCTTATAAGCATCAGAGTAAGCCCAGTTCTTCGAAACCGGAGAAGAACTTTGATATTCAACAGCTGGCTTCTCATAAACCAGTCGAGGCAGCCCATAAGGGATCTTCTTAAATCTGGCAACCTTTTTAGTCTGGGGAACATAAGAACAGGAGTTAGCCTGGTCACCCCACTTGTTATGGTAATTGTCAAGATTAATGGGAACTAAGTCATTGTTCTGAAACCTTCGGTCAATAGAGACCGCGTAGTAACCCCAACCACTACTCTTGGGAACAATATAGATCGGATCCCCGCAACGAGGACATTCGTACAGACAAGCTTTGGGAATCTTCCCCTTCTTCCTGGTCCCATCGTTAAAGATGATGGAGTGAAGAGAAGATGGAAAGGGTGCATTAATTGGATCTTTAAAAGCCATTAGGTGACTCCAGGCAAACAATAAGTATTATCTCCCCTCCACCCCTGGTTGTCAACCCATAACGTTCAGAATAAAAAACATAAGTTTGACTATAGTCCAGTATAAGTTTTACTTTGACCAAAATCAACTCAAAACTAATCCCAGTAAATGTTTCCAGGATACTTGACAAAAATCCGTAATTCCTTTACCATACTCCCTATGTGCCGGTAGCAGCTCTCCCCAATCTACCTTAGCTGCA